AAAGAACAATTAGAGTCATATTTTGGTAAAGACGCTTATAAATATAAAGTTTTAGAAGATACCGCAGAGATAAGATTTTGGGATTCTAACATAGGCGGTGGATCTATAGAAAGATTATATTATTTTAAAGCTAAAATAGTATCTACTGATAAGCATTTACCAGATAAAGACATAGAAAAACTAATTAAATTAGCAAGTAGTAAAAAACCACCACAAAAGAAAAAGAAACTAAAAAATTCACTAACTTTTACAATATGTTTATCAGATTTTCAGATTGGTAAGGTGGGTACAGAGGGATCTATTAATCGTTTTGTATCGTATATACCAAAAATTAAAGATCAGATAAAAAAACTACAAAAAACAGAGAACATAGATCAAGTTTTGTTCGCTGGTCTTGGCGATTTAGTAGAATCCTGCAGTAATCATTATTCTATGCAAGAATTTTCAACAATTTTAGATGAAAGATCACAACAAAAGGTAGCTAGGAGGATGATCTATACACTTATAAAAGAGATAATGCCTTTGTTTAACAAAGGTCTAGTAGCTTTTATAGGTGGCAACCATGGCGAAAATCGTAAAAATGGAAAATCTTATACTACGTTCGCAGATAATAAAGATGTAATGTTAGCAGAAGAATTACAAGAGATTTTTAATGAAGCTCCAGCATATAAGGATAGATTGTTATTTATGATACCGGATAATGAATTATCTTTGACTTTTGAAATATCAAATACAACTATATCTATTCTTCATGGGCACCAGATGAAAGGTGGGATGAACTCTCAAGCAAAATCTAGGAAATGGATCTCCGATCAAGCATTTTCAAGAAATGCAATAGCAGATGCAGATATTATTCTTCATGGCCATTATCATTATTTTTCTGCTTATGAATCTTCTGATCGTTTAATTATACAAGCTCCAACTCTTGATTCTGGTAGCGAGTGGTTTGAGAATACTAAAGGAGATCGGTCAAGATCTGGATTATTAACTTTTGTAATTGGAGGAGAACAGAAATGGGATTATATTAAGGTTATAAGGTAAATAATGAAACTAGAAGTATTAAGATTTAATAGTCAAGATGATTTCACTAATGGACTCTTATTTGATGTAACTGATAACGTAAGGTCTTTCTTAGCATATACTCTTGAAGATGAGGCACGAACAACTAAAGTATGGGGCGAAACCAGAATACCTGCAGGCAAATATAAATTATCACTTAGAGCAGAGGGCGGTTTCCATACGCGCTACTTAGCTAAATATGGAGATTGGCATAAAGGTATGATCTTAGTTAATAATGTACCTAATTTTGAGTATATTTTATGGCACGTAGGCAACAGCGATGAGGACACGGCAGGCTGCCTTTTGGTTGGAAAAACTTCACAAGAAAACTTCATAGGGAGTTCTACAGCGGCCTACAAGTCCATATATCCACCTATAAGAGATGCAATTCTATCTGGGGAGGATGTCTGGGTAGAGTATATTGATTATGATGGCACAATATTATCTAATAAATCAACAGATTATGTTGTTAATAATTTTCAAGTTTCAGAAAATCAGGAGGATTTAATGAAAATATTATCTACAGATATGCAAAATTTGAAAGCTGATATGAAAGCTCTTAGACAAACAATAATCCTAAAAGGGATGCAAGCAAACTAAATCGTTTCTAATGAATTTAAAATGTAGTTCCTGTGGAACTAAACTAGAACTTATAGATAAAGTTTTTGTTTGTATAACAAAAAAATGTAATCAATTTAAAAAGATACAAACAAGATTAAAAGAAGAGGAGTGATATGTCTGAAGATCTTAAAGACATGTTAGAGCGAGCCTTCTGGACTTTCTGCGAGGCATTTATCGGTGCATTAACTATTAGCCCACTTGTTGGCGTTGATGCGTCTGCTTTACAACTTGCAGCGATTTCTGGAGGATCTGCGGCATTGTCAGTAATCAAAACGTATGCTAAAAAACAAATAACAAAATAATCTGTATGGACTAGCAATAGCTCATACACATAAAAAAAAGAGGAGGATATTGTTATCCTCCTCTTTTGTTAAGCAAGAGAGGGAGGTTGAATTAGGGTACAACATATACTCAAAGGGGAGATATGTTATTAGGACTCTCTCTCTTTATGTATTATTTATACCATATATTGATGACAATTTTTTTTTATTTTGTATGACAAAATTTTTTTTATATAGTAATATATTAGTAGGAGGTTGAAATGAATAATTATCAAGTAGTAATATCTTATAGTATTTATAGAAATTGTGATGAAGAACTCATGTATTTAAATAGATCTGAAGATATAGACAATGGTAGGATTACTGAATTTACTGAAAAGGATCTAAAACACTTTTTCAAAAATAATATTACATTTAAAAAAGTTGGTAAAGGAGAACAGGTAATCTATTCAATTAAAAATCTTGTTGATTTAGAAATAGTAGAGAATATATTTTATGACATAGATTATTACGCGAAAATGCATTATTTTGAATATGAACAAGTTACTCCGATATTTTCTAAAAGTGTACATAAAAAACATGTAGAAATATTAGAAAAAAAGTTTAATCATATTTATCATATAAAAAAAGAACTAAAAGGAGGTTGAAATGAGTAGTTTTTACGATAACAGAAAACGAACTGATGAATCTGATAGGAGAACTGAACAGATTAGAAAAGAGGTAGATAAACTTCTAAGAGATCGTTTTCAATACACAACACAAACAGAAAGAAACCATTATGTATTTGGAGAGATTTCTTCAGATATGTGGTCTATTTTTAATTTATTAATGGAAAGTACTTTACTTTCTGATAAAGACAAAATTAGAATTAAAAATATAGTAAATAAAGAGGTAAGAAGAAGAATCAAATTCTAAAGGAGGTTGAAATCATGATTCAAGAAAGAATCTATATAGGACTAATCTTGGTATCACTAATAATTATATTATTTGGTGGTGCGTATTTATTGTTGTGGATAGAACACAAGATCATGAGTAAAAAATATGATTTTGAAGTAAGACTCCATAAGGGAGAAGTTTTAAACAAAGATAATATTTTCTAATGTGTGAATATTGCGAAACATCAAAATTTATAGAGAATCATATATCTTTTGATGTTAAAGTTCAAGTTTGTACAGATTGTGCAATAAAAAATGGTTATAGAACTGTAGATTGGTACAAAGATAATGAGCATAAACTTGATTTTGACTGGAGAGAAATCTAATGGTAAAGGCATATCCAGAAGTTAGAAAAAATAAATTTACATGGATCTATAGATTTATGTATTGGAACAGAAATATAGGTAGATTGTATTTATACACAATATCAACAGACAAAGGATTCCAAGTTGCAGAAAGTGCTGCATGGGGTAATGCACAGTTTGATGGATGTACAAATATGAAATACTTAGGAAGAAATAAGGAGGTTGAAGATGGCACAACAACAAATGCCTAAATTCTTAGAAGATTATGTAAAGGTTGATGATCTTATTAAGGAAATGAATAAACAATATCCAGAGGGTAGATTAGTTACAGAAATAGTAGAAAAAACTTCAGAAATGGTAGTTTTTAAAACATCTTTTTATGAAGATGGATCAGATGTTCCTAAATGTACCGGACATGGATCAAAACAAAGTAACGAAAGAGATTGGTTAGAGAAAGCTGAACAAAAGTCTAGGGGTAGATGTTTAAGAGTATTACTTGGATCAGAGCCTACCAGCGAAGAGATGGAGGGTATTGCACCTAGTAAAAATGAAAAGAAACCAATACAAAAACAAAAAGTAACATATAAATATGAAAATGAAGATACACCAAAAACTAATTTTAAAGTTAATAAAGTTATGTCTTTAGATGAAAAAGTAAAAGATCTGGAAGATGAGGGATTGGTTGAAGATGTATCTCAAAAGAAACAAGCTTTAATGGATAATATTAAGGACTTTACTTTGAGTTTAACCGGTAACGATCTTGATAAAGCAAAGTTAATAGCTGCACAAGCACTTGGAGAACTTCATATTAATAAAAATGATGTAAATATTAATAATTTACAAACTATAAAGAATACTATTCAAGACATAGTAACATTTAAAAAATCAGAACAAGTTTAAGGAGAATAATGTCAGGATGGGTGCAAGTAGATATATCTCTACTAAGAAATCCTAAACTTATCTTATTCGCTAGAAACAACAACTTATCAGAAATGGAAGCTATTGGATCTTTAGTTAAGTTGTGGGCGTATTCTTTTGAATTTGGTAAGAGAGGAGGAGAGATTCCTCAAGCTCAATTATGTAAGGATTTAATCTGGAGTGGTAACGATCTTTTAAATCCAATGATAAAAGCTGGTTTTGTTGATAAAAAGAAAACCGGATATTTTGTACATGATTGGGATGATAAATATAATCAATTAGATTCATATAGAAAAATGAACGCAAAAAGACAAGCGGAATATCGTAAAAGAAAAAAAATGGAGGAATCTCATAAAAAATACAAAGAAATACAAAAGAAGATTCATCCAGAAATAAAAGATGAAATTAAGTAATATTATTCGTTGTAACAATGTTATAACAAGTAACATTACAGAGGCAGAGTAGAGTAGAGTAAAATAGAGTAGAATATATAAAGGAGGTTGAAATGGGTATGAGAACGTTAATAGAAATGTCAGATAGACAAAAAATTCGCATACTTTTTGAAATGGATCAGGAAATCTGTTCTCTTGATCCAGAGTTTAATAAAGGATCTCTAAGAAAATATGCATATCAATTTAGTAAATTGTATGGATGGGTTATTTATAGAGAAAATTGTAATTGTGATAATAAAGCTAAGGGTACTTTAAATATGGATGGTACTCCTAGAAAACACAATAAATATATTAAAGATTGGGCAATATGATAAGTCTTTTGTTATCTTGTTTTTTGTTAGGGAGTATTGAGCCAACAACGATAAATATCTACAAAATAATCAATACATCTTATCAATGTGAGGTAGCAAAAGAAGTGCAGGAGTGGATTCCTTTAATAAACAAATACTTTCAGTCAGAGGAATCCTCTCTTGCCATAACTGTTTTATATTGTGAATCTTCTGGAAGATCTAAAGTTACCGGTAAAAACAATGATGGATCTTTTGATCAGGGATTGTTTCAAGTAAATTCAAACACAGAAACATGGTTAGAAGAAAAAATATATAAAAAAGAATTAGATATGTATGATCCGGAAACTAATGTCAAAGTATCTTCATGGATTGTAAGAAATGTTGGAGATTGGTCTTGGTGGAATAGTAGTAAGAAATGTTGGGATAAACATGACTCCTACTAGGTTTTTATGTAATCAGTGTGATCTCTGGAAAAAAAGAGGAACTATATTTAGAGGTTTTATTTTTCTTTGTTCTGATTGTGATGTTACCTATTGGAAAGAGAAAAAAAATTGGTCTAATGATGGAAGAGTTTATTATGCAAATATCAGTACAAAAAGTACCTAAATCAGTTTATTCCGATTGGTTGTTAAATAAACATTATGCTAAAAGACTTTGTTCAGTTTCTTATGCTTATGGTCTATATATAGATCAAGAGATAAAAGGAGTTGTAACTTATGGTATGAGTCCATCTGCAACTCTTGCTGAATCAATAGCTGGAGAAAAATATAAAAAAATAGTTTATGAATTAAATAGGTTAATTACTGTTGATGATCTTCCTAAAAATGCTTTAAGTCAATTTGTTACAAAATCTTTTAAATTATTACCAAAACCATTAATTATTGTAAGTTTCGCAGATCCAAACAACGGCCACAATGGTTATATTTATCAAGCTACTAATTTTATTTATACCGGTATTTCAAGTAACTCAATACAATATACCTTTCCAGATGGTAAAGAGTTTCACTTTAAAAACTTTAGACATAAAAAACATAGTTCTACATTTCAAAAAGAAATAGGTAAAACAAAAGATCAAATATCTAATCAAGATATTATAAATTTTTACGATTTACAAAAGAAAAATATTGAGGGTAAGCATAGATATATACAGATTTTAGGAAGTAAAACAGATAAAAGATCTATAATGAGAGATTTTAAATTAGATGTTTTACAATATCCTAAAGGAGAAAATAAAAATTATGAGGTTGAGTTTCAAGATATGAAGATTCAACTTAATTTATTTGGAGGTTGAATATGAGTGATAAACAAACAATATTAAATATATTAAAAAGAAATGAGAATACCTACGTTTGTTCTGGAGTATTTATCTTTGAAAACAGGATCAAAGATTATGCTCAAAGAATTTCAGAGTTAAGAAGTGAGGGACATGACATTATAGGTTTTGTTTGTACTGAACATAATCATAAATTATTTATGTATAAGTTGAAAGTTGAGTATTTTGTAGATAGCTTGTTTTAATGGAATATAAATCAGATGAAATAAATATTGGTTATAGAACTGTAATGATGTTTATTGCTAATGAACATACTCTTTTAGATAAAATACAGAAACCTTATGAGGTCTTTCCTGATTATGAACTTGGAGAACAGGGAGGGTTAGGTTTTCATTGCGTAGTTAAAAATTCATTAAGCGGAGTAAATATAACACTTAATAATGATGGATCTTTCAATATTAAAACAGTAACTTATAAAGGGATGGTACAATTCCAAAAAGAACAGGCAGAAACACTTATTAATTATTTACATCTAATTTATGTAAATATGGTTGATGATGAGGATAAATTACTTAGTAGAGGTTTAGATCAATATAAATACAGGAAAGCTGCGAAAACAATGCACTACAGGGAGAAATATAATAGTTGAATACAGAGGGATCAAATATAAAAAAAATCAAGAGGTAAGGTTTATAGTTCCAACTGATTATAGAATTGTTGATCCACAAACAAAGAGAATACTCTGGAAAAAGGGTAAAATAAAATATTTTAGTAATAATAAAAAAAGTTGTTACCTCAATGAATCTGGGATAAAAGATACAATTAGAATTTCCTTATTTTGTGTTTTACCTCTACATTAATATTATGAAAGCACAAGTAAATTTAAGTCAAATATTGCAGGGAGGACTAGCTGCGCTAGTAGGTTGGTTATTCAAAACTGTAAATGATTTACAACAAGAAGTCGCAGTTTTACTTGTACAGATAGCAGATCTTAAAGATGATATTATGAGTTTAGCTATTAGAGAACAAGAGTTAAACAACGCGATAACAGAAATCCTGATTAAATTAGGTGGATAATGTGTAGATGTAAGATCCTATGTTGTGGATGTTCATTACATTGTGTAAATTATGATAAGTAAGATAAAAGATAATCTAGCTTTAGTTGTTACAGCAATAACTTTGATGGGATCTATTGGGGCTGGAGTTCAAAGTTTGGGAGCAGTAATAAATACTCTTACTAATATTGATGAACGTATGAACACAATAGAATATGACTTTGAAACATTAAAAGAATCAACAATGGTTTCTAATGATATAGCTGTTCTTTATGAGAAGATCGGAGCATTAGAACAAATAGCTTATAACGCTGAATATTTAGAAACACGTTTAATTACACTTGAAACCAACTATCAAAATCTGGATCAAAAGGTAAGAGATTTAGAGTGGAAAGTAGAGGACTTTCAAGCAAGATACATTTCAGAATTAAATAATCCTCCTAATGATTCACAAGCTTATGAATTGCAAAAATGGGAGTGGCAAGATCTTTTGAAAAAGATAACAACTCTGGAAAATAATCAGTTAGAGTCTTGGGAGTTTGATAATCTTAGAGATAGAATAACCTATCTTGAAGCTTATATGCATCAGCATTAAAAAAAATTTTTAAGTTGTCCCCTGAGCTAAAAAAATTTTCATTAGATAGGTTATGAGTGAAAAAGTATTTAAAGAAATAGAATATATTTTAGTCATACCATTATCTAAAAATTGGAAAAAGAAATGTTCTGAATTTGTTAATAAACATGGTTTTTTATTAACACTTGATGAGTGGGAGATTTTCAAAAAACATGCAAGATACAACAGTAGATCTCTTTATGTTGAAAAAGTTAAAGTATCAAATCAAACAGGGTATATCTTTTGTGAATATCATAATAATTTTATTTATATAAATAAATATATTAAAACATTTTGGGTATTTAGAAAATTAAATTTTAATAAAAAAGCATCATTTATTAAAAATAATCCAGATATTAAAACTATGATAGATAAATTAATTTCATATCCTTTATAATAAGAACATGGATTTTATAGATGATATGTCTTTGGCTTTACCTTATCAACAACAAGTAGGAGAATCTAATATAGACTTTAAAAGATTCAAATATTATATGGATCTAGGAGCGAGAAGATCATTAAAAAAGGTTTCAGATAACTTCGGCATTACTGATCGTAGAGTTCAACAGATTTCTAGTAAAAATCAATGGGTAGATCGTATAAATGCTATAAATAAAATGTTAAATGAACAGATCATATCTATTGTTTTAGCTCAAGTTGGAGAAACTGTAAGAGATCTTGCAGAAGAAATAAAACCTTTAATATTTAAAATTATTAACGAAATAAACGAAAGAGATCTTGCATCAATGAATCCAACAGAACTAAAAGGAATATTAGATATTTGTTATAAAATGATTTCACAAATATATGGATTAGGAAATCCACAAGTACAAGTAACACAGGTTGATTATCCACAGATTAATTTTAAATGGGATTGGGAGCAAGATGATCCAGAGTATTAAAGCAACTCCTCCGGATTTACATAAAGGACAATTAGAGGTAATTAAAGCTCTTAACGAACACAGACATATTATAGCTGTTTGTGGTCGCAGGTGGGGCAAAAGTACCTTAAGTTTGGTTTCAGCTATTGATCAAGCATTAAAAGGGCAAAAGGTATGGGTTATCTTTCCGGTATATCCACAAAGTTTAGAAGCATGGTTAAACCTTAAGTCTTTAGTTAGACAATTACCAGAAGATTATGCAGAAACAAGAGAAGTAGAAAAAAGAATAGTTTTAAAGAATAATGGATCAATACAGATAAAATCTGCTAATAAACCAGAATCTTTAAGAGGTGCAGGTGGTATTAGTCTTGTAATCTTTGATGAAGTTGCTTACATGGAGAAAGAAACATGGGACACAGTAAGGCCTATACTTGCAGATAATAAAGGTAAAAGTCTTATGATCTCAACTCCTAATGGGATTAATTGGTTTCATGAGTTGTTTGAATCAGCGAAGAATAGGAAAGATTGGATCGTATTTCATTATCCAACTCAGCAATCTCCCAGAATAGATCCAAAAGAATTAGAGATAGCTAAAGAAGAATTAGGATCACTTGTTTATGCACAGGAGTTTCTAGCAGAATTTACAGAAGTTGGACACATGTTTAAAAGAGAGTGGTTTAAATATTTTGAGGTTATTGATCAAGAAGATCCAGAATATATAGTTGGAGATGAAGTAATAAAACATAGTGATCTATCTATTTTTGGAACAATGGACACTGCTCTTAGTGTTAAAGAAACAGCAGATTACTCTGTAATAGTAACAGTAGGATCATCTCCTAGTGGTAAGTTACTTGTATTAGATGTTTTTAGAGCTAGATTAGAGGCTCCAGAACTATTACCAAAAATAGAATCAATGATTGATAAATATAACATGTCTTGGTTAGGAGTAGAAGATTCTTCTTTTGGTTTAGGTATTATACAGATGGCAAGAAGATCAGGACTACCTATAAGGAATCTTAAAGCAGATAAATCTAAAACAGCTAGAGCAGTACCTGCTGCAGCTGGAATAGAAAATGGCAGTATATGGTTTTTGAAAAATGCTAAATGGTTGATAGAATTTGAAAGAGAACTTACGAGCTTTCCATCTGCTGGCTCTCATGATGATCAGGTAGATGCACTTAGTTATGCAGCTAGGTTTGGAATAGTAAGGAAAACGAATTGGAGTGTTACCTAGATGGGTTTAACAGATAATATAAGAGGTTTCTTTAAACAACAGGGATCAGATGTAGATAAGAAGATGTATGGAAATGTTCCTACTTCTCAAATAGTTTTTCCATTTAATACAGATGCGGGATATTATTCCGGAGTAAATCAAATGAGCCCAGAGGGTAACTCTGCAGCTTTAGCGTGCCTTAACGTATTAGGTACTGCTTATTCTGAACCACCTCTTGAAGTGTATATAAAAACAGAAGAGGGATTACAGTTAGTACCGGATCATCCAGCAAGTAATCTTATAATGAATCCTAATCCAAACATGAGTTCTAATTTATTTAATAATTATATTATGACTTCGGTTGCTGTTTATGGAGATGCGTTTCTTCTTAAGTTAAAAAATGAGGGAGGTAATGTTGCACAATTAATACCACTTTTACCAGATATGGTAGAGGTAAAGGGTAACAACGAACAACTTATTACTTCTTACGAATATAAACAAAAAGGTAATACTTTAGTTATACCTCCGGAAGATATAATCCACCTAAGAGAAAGAATAGATCCTAGAAATCACAGAAGAGGATTAGCTCCTTTAAGATCAGTTATGGTAGAAGTTTTAGGAGATGCAGCAGCAAGTCAAATGGGAGCTGCTCTTGTAAAGAATACAGGAGTTCCTAGTGTTGTAATATCTCCTAAAAATGATTTATCAATGACAAGCGATGAGGCAGAGAATATAGCAGAAGTATTTGGAAGAAGATTTGGAGGAGAGAACAGAGGTAGGCCTTTAGTAATCTCTGGAGGAGAAGTAGATATACAAACTCTTTCTTTCAGTCCAAAGGATCTTGAAATAGGAAAACTTAGATACATAAACGAAGAAAGAATATCTGCAGTTTTAGGTGTGCCTGCAATCCTTGCAGGACTCGGATCAGGACTAGAACGCGCAACCTACAGCAACGTAAGAGAGTTAAGAGAGTTCTTCACAGAACAAAAACTTATACCTAGTTGGAATCACTTTGCTAATGAATTAACAAAACAACTCTTATTACAAGACTTTGAATCAGATAGTAAATATTGTTTCCGATATAATTTATCAGATGTAAGAGCACTTAGTCAGGATGAAGATGCAACAATGGCTAGAATTACACAGGGTTTTAATGCAGGTTTCGTAACTGTTAATGAAGCTAGAACATCTACACAATTACCTCCACTAGATAATGGAGATTATTTTGTAAGAAACTTATCTATCGTTGAAGTTCCAATTTCTGATTCTGGTAATGCTATTATGTATCAACAAAACAATAATGATCAACTAAATTTTAAAGCAAAAATAGGAGATATAAAAGTTGGAGATTCTGTTTCATGGAGTATTGATAAAGATCCTGATCCTCCAAGTACGATAAATGGAGTAATTAAATCAATAAATACTACAGAAGAAACAGCGTCAGTAAAGGTATGGGCTATCTTAGAAGATGGAGGACACGAAGAAACAGATCGTACAGTAGAGGTAGAAGTATCTAAATTAAGAGTTATAAGTCCAATAGATACAGAAGAAAAACAATTATCAGCTAGAGTAGAAAAAGCTCTTAAGAAAAAAGTTGAGGATCATAATTCAAGTAGTCCAAAGTATAGAGTAACTATTGGTAAATTAAGAAAGGTTTTTGAAAGAGGAGTAGGAGCTTACAGAAATAATCCAGGCAGCGTAAGAGGTAACGTAACCTCAGCTGATCAATGGGCAATGGCCCGCGTAAATTCGTTCTTAAAAGCATTAAAGACAGGTAAGTTTCCTAGATCTCCTTTTGATACAGATTTACTTCCTCCAGATCATCCTGATGCGTCAGATGATAAATACGGCAAACCAAAGAAACCTAGAAGAAGAAAGAAAGCTATTGATAACGTTCCTAGTTACATACAGAAGAACGCTAAAAGAGGTTTGGATTTATTAGAGTTCGCTGGTAGTGGTTTAACCGATAAAACCAAAAGAGAGGCCAGAGATATGGCTAATGGAAAGATTTCAGAAAATAAAGTTATTCGTATGGCCGCATGGTTTAGCAGGCATGAATCAGATTTAGATTCAGATGCTGCTGATGATTACTTGTCTGGAAAAATTTTAGAGCCTACAGCTGGCCAAGTTGCTTGGCTACTCTGGGGAGGGGATATATCTAAATCTAACAAGATGAGAGCATACGATTGGGCAAACAGACAAGCAGAAAAAGTCAAAGAAGAAAAAACGTTTGAATATAATTTATCTGGATGGGAGGAGCCAACAACTAAATATCTTGGACTACCTACAGTAAAACATTATAAGTCAGAACAAGATAAGAAAGAATTATGGTCTGCTATAAATAACCTAGAAAACGTATGGATAGATTATATGTCCGGAGTATATTCTAAAGAACTAAACAGACAAAAAAGAGGGTTAGTAAATGTTGCAAAAGGATCTAACGATTTAGGATCTTTAGAAACTAACGTAGAGATATTTTTATCAGAATCAAAGTTTGATAAAGAATTACTTCCTTTGTTTTACAGTATTGGAGATGATTTTACTGTTAGAACTTACGATAATTTATTTCCAGCAAATGATAATTTTAAAGCTGCTGATCCTGTTGATCTTGATGTAACAATAGATCCAGAAGAATCTATTAGAACAGTATTTACTACAGTAGCAGGGATTCTTCCACAGGGTAGAAGTATTAGAAAGATTGTAGAAGATGGTTTTTACAGAGGACAAAGAGAAATACCGGTTGCAGCTAGATCATTATTTGAAGATGGTAAGGCTGCTGGATTTGTTCAAGAAAACGCTAAAAAAGTAATGAACGATCTTAACAATACAACTAAGAGAAGAGTTTTTAAACAAATAGAAAACACAATAAAAGAATTTGAGGATCTAGGAATAGTTAATCCTATAGCTAATACTCCAGAGGGAGATAGGTTTTTCAATGAATTATCTAAACGCATTAATACTGTTTTAGGAGGACAAAACTTAGGAAGAGCTAAGAATATAGCTAGAACTGAAGTAGGTAAGGTTAGTTCTTGGAGTCAAGAGAGAGCAGCTAAATCAACCGGTAAGAATTTAGAAAAAGAGTGGATCAGCAGGAGAGATGGAATCGTAAGAGAGGCACATTTTGAGTTAGACAATCAAAGAGTTCCTCTGAATAGTTTTTATCTGTATAATGGAATTAAGTTAGACAGGCCAAGAGATCCTAACGCACCGATAGGATTAATTGCAAACTGTAGATGTAGTGAAGCTTATATTGAGGTAATAGATGAGTGAAATAAAAAGGCCAGAGGAGTTATCATTTAAAAATGCTCCTATTGAGTTAAAAGAAGAGGGAGATAGAAGATACCTAGAGGCTGTATTTTCTTTATTTGATACTATTGATTCTGATCAAGATGTTACAAAACAGGGAGCGTTACGATCTGGTTATAATGGTAACAAAGTACCTCTAGTCTGGAATCATGATTGGTCTAAGGTTATTGGTAGAGGAATTATTGAAACTGATAATCAAAAAGCAGTTTTCAAAGGTTATTTTTTAGATACTGAGGCTGGTAAAGAGGCTTATAACACAGTAAAAGCAATGTCCGATATGCAACAATTTTCTTATGGTTTTCAAGTAATGAAATCAAGTAAAGGAACACATATTGACTCAAAAGGAGAAGAAGTTCCGGTAAGAGTCTTAGAAGATGTCAAAGTATGGGAGGTTTCTCCTGTTCTTGTTGGAGCACAGCAGAACTCTTTCGTACAAGCTCTTAAATCTGGATTAATAAACGAAGATCCAGAAGAAGAGGATATAGATGATGTTGATCAGGAATTTGAAGAAGTTAAGGAAATGGTCGGACAAGATGAATACACAACACAACAAGAGGCCGCAGAAAGAGCAAAAGAGATAGGTTGTGAGGGTACTCATACACACGAAAAAGAGGATGGCACTATGATTTATATGCCATGTGCAACTCACAATGAATATGTTAATAATGAAAAAGTAAAAGCCTATGGAAAAGAAAAATGCACTTATGATAAAGATGGCAACTGCTTAAAAGATAAAAAAGTTTCAAGTGATAACTCTCAACAGGGTAAAAGACTTGGAGAACATGCTGTATCTTCACTAGAGGAGATTAAAGCATTTACAGAGAGAATAGAAGATCTTGCTCTTCTAAGGAACTCTGAGAAAAAAACACTTAGCTCAAAATCTACAGAGCTTATATCCAAATACTTAGAGGGATTAAATTCAACTTTTAATAGGTTGGATGATCTTCTTAATAGTTATGGTTATGATCCTGTTAAAGATAACGAGTTATTTATAGAAGTTCAAAAGAACTTAGCAAAAGGAGAATAGATATGAGTTTAAGAGAACTCAAGAACGAAAGCGCTGCAAAGCGTGAGGACTTAGCTAAGATTTTTGATTCTGTAAAGGATTTGTCTGAACTTTCTTCCGATCAAAAAGAAGAAATCAAAAAGAGAAATGATGAGTTAGCAGATTTACAACACAAGATCACAGAAATACAAGATCTTGAAGAAGTTGCAAAATCTAATAACGATCAAATAGAATCTTCAAAGAAAGTTTCTGGAGTTCCTGTTTATGCGGAGCCAGAACAAGAAGAGGCAAAATCTCTTGGACAACAATTTTTAGAGTCAAAAGCTTATAAGTCTTTTGTTGATCATGGTATTAAAAATGTTCCTTTTGAGTCTAAAACTACTGTTACAACTTCAGTATGGACTAGAGATACTATCTATCAACAGGTTATTCCTGCGATAGAGCCGAATCCTAATCCAGCTTTAGATCTCGTAGATTCAATTAATACAGATCAAACAACTTATTACTTCTTACAAGAATCAAGCACTAACAATGCTGCAGAAAAAGCAGAGGGAGCTGCATCTGGAGAAGATGCGTTTTCTTACACTGCAGTTACAGCACCTGTTAGAAAATTCATTACAACTCTACCGATAACAAGTGAGTTACTTGAAGATCAAGCAGGAGCTAGAGCTTATTTTGATGGAAGATTAGCAAACCATGTCATGCAAAGACTAGAGAAACAATTCTTAGTCGGTGGTGGTGTAGCTCCAGATATTAAAGGACTTACACAACATGCAGGCATTAACACAATTACTTATACAGCTGGTGCATTTCCTGCAACTGCTGGAGGTAAGTTAAGAACTGTTTTAGATGGTATTAAAGATATTGAGGTAAATGGCAAGTTAGCACCAGATGCGGTACTAATGAGCCCTGCAGCTTATAACGCTTTAGTTTCACAAGTTGATGGAAATAATAATTTCATGTTAGGTGCATCTGCACTTGCTGGAAGTCCAACAATTTGGGGATTACCGGTTGTTAAATCTTCACAAATAGGTGGTGCTGTTTCTACGACAATAGATGTAGTAGTTGGTAAATTCGGTGGTGGTCTTGCTGCTAACCATGTATTTAGAAGAGGTATGGAATTACAGATTTCAGATTCTGCTAAAGATGGAGATTTCGGTAAAGATATTCTAACTGTTAAGGCATCTCTAAGATATGCCCTTGCGGTCTATAAACCACAAGCATTTACAAGAATTAACGATATAGAATAAGTTAAATTATGGATCAGAGGCATGAATTTGTTATGAGTAACGAAGTGATTGCCTCTGTATTCCATGAAGAAAGTTTAAATATGAAAATTATAGAAAAAGAAACTGATTTTGTTTGGAAAGATTCTGAAACAGGTAAATTTGGTAAAGGTAAAAATTGTCCATTTAAAAGTGGAGTTTTAGTCGCTGGTATGGGAGATCCTGTTCCGGATGTAAAGATTGCTCCTAAAAAAGCACCTGCTCCTAAAACAAAAGCAGTAAAACCAAAAGAAAATAAATAGAATATGAGTCAGACTTATTGTGCTCTATCAGAGTTAAAAACTTGGTTAGGTCTTTCTGGATCTGGACAAGATGACAACCTAAATGCGTCTATTAAGTCTGCCTCTAGTTCTATTGCAAAGTTTTGTGGTAGGCAATTTGATATAGATTCTACAGTTCAAACTAGATTGTATGATTGTGAATTTTTAGATTATGCATTTGTTGATGATATTGCAACTACAACAGGACTAATAGTCAAAACTTTAAACGCAGATGGATCTGTTCATGAAACTTTGACTATTAATACCGATTTCTTATTAGCTCCATATAATGCTGATAAGTTAGATCCTGTAATACCTTTTGATAAAATTGTTATGAATATAGAGAGATCCGGTAAAGTTTTACCGGTAGAACACAGACAGGGACTACAGATTACAGCTAAATTTGGTTTTCCTAGTGTTCCTGATGATGTAAAACAAGCAGCACTTATTCAATCTGCAAGATATTTCCAAAGAAAAAATAGTCCAATGGGATTCTCTGGTAATCCAGAAACCGGCCAAGCTCCTATTATGTTTTTAAGTAAATTAGATCCAGATGTACAAACTATGGTAAAACACTACAAAAAATCTACAATAACTCTTGCAAGTGGTAGGCCTTATGTTGGGTTAGTAGCTATTGAAAACAATAGGCAATATGGGGTATGAAACTTACTCTAAATGGTGCATTAGATTTATCAAGATCAATAAATAATCAAAGTATTTGGAATAAAAGATCTTTAGAATTTGTAAATGGTTTAGCTAAAGATTTTAAACAAGAATCAATAGATAGACTACATTTACCTCCATCTCCAAGATCACAAAAAGGAAGAGGTAATAAAAATACAGGTAACTTAAGAAGATCTATTTATACAAAAAAATTAGGTAATACAAACAGATTAAGGATGTCAGAGGGATTTAGTTTAGCTACAAATCAAAGATATGCACCTTTCGTGCATGGAAAACCAATATTTAGATCTTTTACTCCTGTAAAAAGAACTAAACCTTTCTTTCCTCCATATAAAGAGGGATCAGGACTTCATAAATGGGCTAACAGAGGTAATCCAAAAATGAATCCTTTTTTAGTTGCTAAGAAGATAAGTCAAAGAGGTTTAAAAATGAAACCTTTTATCGGCGGCGTAGTCTTTGAGAATCAAAAAGAAATAAAGAAGAGAGGCGATAAAATGTTAGAATTGATTGCTAATGATATTGTAAGGAGTGTTAGATAATGGCAGCATTTAGTTCTATAAGATCAGGATTAAAAACAAGATTAGAAACTATATCTGGACTTATGGTCTATGATTATGTTCCTGATTTTATTGATCCTCCTACAGCGTTAGTAGCTCCTTTCAATTCTTTAAATTTTGACTCCACAATGCAGAGAGGATCTGATACTTACGAGATACCGGTAATACTGTATGTATCAAAAGTTGATGCAGAAACAGGACAAGATAATTTAGATTCTTTCCTAGCTGCGTCTGGAAGTAACTCTATAAAAGCAGCAATTGAGGGAGATACAACTTTGGGAGGTGCTGCAATGTCTGTTAGAGTAGTTAATGCAACCGATTATGGAGAATATGAAGTTACACAGGGCACAAGTTTTCTTGGAGTAACTTTTAATGTAGAGGTAATAGGATAATGAAAATAAAAATATTAATAGGATCAAACTATCCAGAGGGTAAAGAAGAGATCAGAGTAGAGGCTGGCGATGTTGTAGATGTACCTGATAAGATAGGAAGAAGTTTGATTAAGAATAAAGCAGCAGTAAAGTTTGATAGTAAAATGATGAAAGAAGAAGAGGAATAATATGCCAACATTTTCACATGGTAAAGATGCAGAGATTTTATTAGATAATACAAATTTATCTACAACACTTACAGACGCCACTATTTCTTTAACTTCTGATGTAGTTGAAACATCTACCTTTACTTCTTCAAGTAAAAATTATGTAAGTGGCCTTCGTGATGGATCTGCTACTTTGAGCGGTTTTTTTGAAACCTCTTCTCCAGATTCAGACGCAGAATTTTTAGCACAACTTGGAGGATCAGGATCAGCGTTTTCAATAATGCCTATAGGATCAACAAGAGGTAATCCAAGTAGTTTAGGTAAAGTAATAGAAGTTTCCTACGATAGATCAGCAGATATAGGAGGAGTAGTATCAGTAGCTGTATCATTTCAATTTGATACAGATAATTTTAATGGTTTTTCACTACTTGCTCCAACTGCTAAAACCTCTACCGGTAATGAAACTTCTGTAGATTTTGGAGCAGCAGGTACTAATGGAGGAGGAGGAGTAATTCATGTAACCGCAGCAAGTGGTACATCTCCTACATTAGATGCTAAAATCCAAACAAGTTCAGATAATACCTCGTTTAGTGATTACATTACATTTTCACAATTAACAGGAGTAGGATCTGAATATAAAACAAGTACAAGCGCACCGAACAGATACGCTAGAGCAGTATTAACTATTGGAGGATCTTCTCCTAGTTTTACTGTTGCTATCAGTTTTGGACAAGGAATATAAAGGAGAATAATGCCAACATTTACTCATGGTAAGAACGCAGCATTTAAGTTTGATGATTCTGGAGGTACTCTAAGAGATGTTTCCAATGTCTTAACAGATGTATCAGTTTCAAGAACAGCTGATGTTAGCGAGGTCAGCGCATTTTCTAATTCTAGTAAAGCATTTGTATCAGGCCTTAAGGATGGATCTATATCCTTAACCGGCAGCTTTGATGCAACTGTAAATGGTTACTTAACCGGAATATTAGGATCTGAAGTTGATTTTGAGTTCTATCCAATAGGAACTACCTCTGGTAATCCTAAAGCAAGTGGTAAAGCAATTCTAACCTCGTATGATCGTAGCCCAGATATAGGCGGAGCAGTGGGATTCAGTGCGAATTTCCAACTCACAGGCGATATTACAGAGGGTACTGCTTAAAATATAGAGATACTTAAAATAACTTTAGGAGGTCTTTATGAAGAGATTAAAAATAGAGGATATATCTAATGCTCCATCTCTACCAGAAAAAGAGATAGAAATACCGGAGTGGGATGCCTCTGTTATTGTTACAGGATTAACTAAAGCAGATTCAGTTGAAATAAATGAGTTATCTACTGTTGATGGAGTTAGAAATGAAGTGTTATTTGAAAAACATTTACTTCTAAGGGGTCTAAAAGATCCACAGTTTGATGATATAGAACATATAGAAGAACTATATCAAAAAGCAACTCCAACGATTGTAGATAAGATTCTAATCGGTATTTATAGATGCATGGCATGGACTAAGGAGGATCAGCGAGAGATCGCTGAACAATTTTCAGAATAACGAAGAAGTTCTTTTTGAATTTACTTTAGCAAAAGATCTAGGTATGACTGTTGATTACTTAAGAAAAAATATGAGTATGCGCGAATTTGAGTCATGGAAGTTATACTATATTGATAGAAATAAAAAAGAGCAGAAAGCTATTACAGAAGCTAATAGTAGATCTAAATTAAGGAGATAGTTTATGGCAAGTGCAACTCTTGAAATGTTTATCAAGATTGTTGGTGCTAATAAAGTATCAAGAGCTTTAGATAATGTATCTGATGAGTTAAAAGATCTTCAACAACAAACAGAGAAAACAGACAAAGCTAATGCTAAATTCGCTGCAGGTATGTCTGGACTTCAAAAAACTGCAATAGCAGGTGGAGTAATATTCGCAGGAAAACAATTTATAGATTTTTCAAGACAAGCAGTAAATGCAGCAGTATCAGCAGAAGAGGCTGCAGCAGCTTTTGGAACTACTTTTGGATCTGCTGCAGAAAGAGCAACAAGATTCCTAGAGGGTTTCGCAATATCTGCTGGACTTACAGTAGGAGAGGCACAACAACTTCAAGCTACTTTAGGTGCAGTAGCACAGGGTATAGGTTTTACACAAGAGGAGTCCGCTGATCTTTCTATTGAACTTACAAAAATAGCAGCGGATGTTGCATCTTTTTCAAATATCTCTGCTGGCGCTGAGCCCGTTCTTCAAGCATTTCGCTCCGCGCTCGTTGGCGAGCGGGAGGCGCTTAAGACTTATGGCATCGCCATTACAGAATCAGAAGTACAAACAAAAGCCTTTTTATTAACATCCAAACGTACTACAGATGAACTAACAAGACAAGATAAAGCACTTGCAACTCTAGCTCTGATCCAAGATAAAGCAGCTGTTCAGATAGGAGATCTATCCAGAACTTCACAAAGTTTCGCTAATCAGTCAAGAGCAGTAGGAGCAGAACTTAGATCTTTAAGAGAAGAAATAGGAGCAGAGTTAATTCCTGCATTAGAAATATTACTACCAAAATTCAGAGAAATTGTTAATAATGTTACTCCTAGTTTAATAAGTGGATTCGCAGGTATAGCAAACTCTGTTGTAACACTTGTATTAGCTTTAGATAGATTAGATGATATAGATCGTGGTTTCTTTTTCTTGATCTCAAACATGAGTACATTAGCAGAAGAACAAAGATTTTTAAATGAAATTACAGATAGAACAATAGATAAACAAAATTTATTAGCTATACAAACAGGATTTACTGCAGCACAACAAGAAAAATCAAGACAAGCTGCATTAAAACAACAAGTACAATATAAAAAGGTTTCAGATACAATAGATCAATTTTTAAATCCGATTTTTGGCGAACAAAATGCTTTATTACTTACTAACATCCAATTAGAACAAGATAGAAACAGATTACTAAATTTAATCAGTTCTGCTAATGATGATGTTGCTTTAGCTACACAAAATAGAAACAACGCTCTTAAAGTCTTAGAAGAATTACAAATACAAGAAAATCTAAACGATGCAAATGCAGCAATTAGAAAAGCACAATTACAAACTCAAATAGCATTACTTACAGATGCACAGAGTAAAGGTAAGAACGTAACTTTAGAACTAGGATTAGCAACAGCTGAATTAGCAGAGGCAGAATTTGAATTACTTAATGATTCTCCAAGATTAATTACTGCAAGAGAAAATCTAAATATAGCAGAACAAAACTTAGAACAAGCAGTACAAAGACAAGAATCTGCAATACAAAGAAGAAATGAAGAGTTACTAAAATCTATTGATCTTACAGATAAACAAACAGATGCAACTAAAAAACTTATAGATCAAGAAGATTTATTAAGACAATTTATGGCTATTGAAAGATCTGGAATAGGAGGTTTTTCTCCAACTACTGTAACTCCAGCACCTGTTCTTACTCCTCCAAGTGTTGTACAGAGTAATAATACAGGAGGTACTGATATAACTCTTACAACAAACTTAATACTAGAAGATGAAGTTTTAGCTACTGAAGTACAAAAAGTTAATACCAAAATGCAACAACGTGGTAAAACGTTTCTTGTTTCATAATGGCAGTAAATTTTGATTCTAACGTATCTATCACAGTTGAGATAGCCTTTGACTCTAATCCTTTAGACTCTTCACAAAGTTTTACAGATGTTTCAAGTTTTTTAAGATCTTTTGAAACTACAAGAGGTAGAGTTAGTAACTTAACAGATTTTCAAACAGGTACTGCTATTGTAGAATTAGATAATAGAGATAATAGATTCTCTCCGAATCAAACAACTCATTACTACGATTCAGTAAATAATAGATCTAAAGTACAACCATTAAAAAGATTAAGAATAAAAGCTACATACGATTCTACAACCTACACTATCTTTCATGGTTTTGTGGAAAGTTTTCCGGTAAATTATGCAGGTCAGGGATCAGACTCAACTACAAAGATAAGAGTTGTTGATGCATTTAAACTTTTTTTTAATTCTACTTTAAATGGTATAGGTTGGAGATTAGGTATATCTTTACTAGGAGAATCTACAAACCTTACCTTAACTCAAGCACAAGAATTATCTTCAGTAAGAGTAAAAAACATATTAGATTCTTTTGGATATTCTGATCAACAAATATCAACAGGGCAACTAGAAGTACAAGTACAAGATACAACAGATGATCTATTGACAGCATTAAGGAAAGTAGAATTAGCTGAAAATGGTACTTTTTTTATTGCAGCTGATGGAAAAGCTACTTTTAGAGATCGGAACTTTAGATTAACAAATACAACTACTCCTGCAGCTACTTTTGGTCAGGGAGTAGGAGAGTTACCTTATGTAGATATAATTTCTTCTTTTGATGATAATAAAATAATTAATACAGTACAGAGAACAAGAACAGGAGGTACTACACAAATAGCGATAGATTCAGGATCATTACAGAGATTTGGTAGTCATGTTCTTACTGAATCTGGAACTTTAAACGTAAGTGATGATAATACAGCAAGTATTGCTGCACAAAAAGTAAGAGCTAATGCAATACCACAAACAACTATAGAGAGTCTAAGTTTTACTCCACAACAAAATACTTCATTATGGCCAAAAGCTTTAGGATTAGATATAGGAACTTTTGTTGAGGCAAAAGTAACAACTCCAAGTACAACAATAGAAACTTATGATCTTTTTATAGAAAGAATTAGACACAATGTAGATGCAAGCACTAGTACATGGAATTGGACTATAGGTTTAAGTCCAGCAGAAACAGGAGCTTGGATTCTTGGAGTAAATAGATTAGGAATTGATACAAACCTTAGTTATACTTAAAAAAATAAAGGAGAAAATTTATGGCCGCAGGCGGTTGGTTTGATTGGAGTACCGGAGATCTTGTAACAGAGGCAAGATTTCAAGATATACAGGATTCAATAGTCTTTATTTTCGCAAGTGAAAGTGCAGCAAACTCTGCTCTTACAAACAAAGTTGAAGGCACCATCTTTTTTGACACTACAGACAATTTAATCAAAGCGTGGTCGGGCTCAGCGTGGATCTCCGCTGAAACAGGAGATATAGAGGGTATTACTACAAGTTCTACTTCTGGTTTAGATGGTGGAGCAACTTCTGGAACTCCTAGTTTAAGTGTAAAGCCAAACTCTGCAACTTCAGGTACAGTTGCAGCAGGAGATGAAATTTTATTTGGAGATATAAATGATAGCAATAATTTAAAAAAGACAACAGCACAAGATATTGCTAATCTAGCTGCTGCAGGTGGTATTACTATGCTTGATGTATTTAAAACAACTGCTGATATTACTGCTACCAATGGGGATATTACTGCTAATTTATCTAGAGTATCCTATTCAGGATTTTCACAGTTAGGTACAGGAATGACAGAAAGTTCAGGAATATTTACATTTCCTGCAACAGGCTTTTATGAAGTAACATTACAACCAAATTTTGAAATAAATAATGATCCTAGTGCAGAACTTATTTGCGTTTTTTCCAATGATAATTTTAGCAGTGAAACAAATGTTGCAGTTGCTAGTATGGGTAATAGAAGTTCCACAGGTGCTCACTTTTATCAATTTGAAAAATCAGTTATTTTGGATATTACTAATGTTTCTACACATAAAGTTAAATTTAAGACAGATAGTTTTGCAAGTGGTACAATTTTATTTGATGACGCTACAAGATTTATTTTTAAGAAATTAGCCGATACATAAAGGAAAAAAATGGAAAGAAATGACAAATTACAAAAAGCATTAGGGCATTTTAATTTAGGCATTCATCAATGGTGGGGTTGGAAAGATTTAGAAAAACCACAAACATATAATAATGTTGAATTGTTAGATGAAACTGCAACAATGCCAACTGAAGAAGAAGTAAATGCAAAGATTGCAGAACTAACAGTAATTGAAAATAGACAAAATGCTTATGCTTCTATTCCAGATCAATTAGATATGCAGTATTGGGATAGTGTAAATGGCACTACTACTTGGAATGAACATATTGATAAAGTAAAAGCTGATAATCCTAAACCTTAAATTTTGTCATAATACCAGCCTAACCTAGACTTAAATAGGGTTGTATGGAAAATTTAGAAAATTGGACTAAGAAGAATACAGTTGGACGCTTAAGCACTACGGCTCAATATTCTCCAAGAAGATTTGTCTTAAATAATCCAGACGCAAAAGAGATCTTTCTCAAAGTCGCTAAAGATGCACAAGAAAAATATATATCAGATACTATAGCTGCACAATACTTAGTAGATAACTATGTTCAGTTTTCTCATCTTCACTACAACACAGTTAGAAGATACTTTAGGGATTTTAGAAATGGTAGAATCAAATAATTTAGAAAAATATAACAAAACTGTAAAAAATAGATCACCACAACACAAAAAAAGAAAAATAGAACATCCAAAAGGATTTGAGCCATCTTGTACCTATAAAACATCTACAAAAACCGGAGAAATCGTTAGTTCTCCACAAAAAAACAACAAAATAGATTGGAAAGAACAATTAGAGTCATATTTTGGTAAAGACGCTTATAAATATAAAGTTTTAGAAGATACCGCAGAGATAAGATTTTGGGATTCTAACATAGGCGGCG